CAGCCAGTCGCGTTTGATGGTGCGTTTGTCCGAGGTCGCGCCTTCGACGGCGACGCGGAACCAATTACTGCGAAATTTCTTCATGCCGGGAATCCTCAATGCTTTGGGCGCTAAATGCGTTGCAATGAGGGGCATGGTCGTGACGCGCGCGAGTTGCGGCAACGGGACGGGATTGTAGAGGGCAGAGCTACAAGGGACGGAGCTACTGACTCGCAGGCCAGAGCGGCAGCATCGCGGCCATGACTACGACCGAACTGCTCCCAATCGATCCCCGACGCCAATCCAAGTTCCTCTATTGGATGGGTTGGCGTATCTGCGAGATTGCCGAGGCTACGGGCGAAAAGGAAAAAACGCTACACAGCTGGAAGGCTCGAGACGAATGGGACCGGGCGGACAACGTCGAGCGGATTGGCGGGGCGCTTGAGGCGCGGTTGGTGCAACTGATCCTCAAGGAAGGCAAAAGCGGCGGCGACTTCAAAGAGATCGACCTGCTGCACCGGCAGCTTGAGCGTCAGGCGCGCATCCAGCGCTTCCAGGGTGGCGGTACCGAAACCGAACTCAACCCCAACCTGGCGAAGCGCAACGAAGGGCCGAAGAAAAAGACTCCCAAAAATGACATCAACGAAGACCAGATTGAGCTGCTGCGCGACGCGTTTATCGACGGGTGCTTCGACTACCAGAAAGACTGGTACCGGGCGGGCAATCAGCGCACCCGAGTCATCCTCAAGAGCCGGCAGATCGGCGCCACTTACTACTTTGCCCGCGAGGCGTTCATTGATGCGCTGGAGACCGGCCGCAATCAGATCTTCCTGTCAGCGTCGAAAAACCAAGCCTATCTGTTTCGCGGGTACATCCAGGCATTTGCCCGAGAGGTTATTGGTGTCGAGTTGACCGGGGATCCGATTGTCTTGCCGAACGGCGCCGAGCTGTTTTTTCTCGGTACCAACGCGCGCACCGCCCAGGGTTATCACGGTAATTTCTACTTCGATGAATTCTTCTGGACGTTCAAGTTTGAGGAGTTGAACAAGGTCGCGTCGGGCATGGCGATGCACAAGAAGTGGCGAAAAACCTACTTCTCGACACCATCGACCATGGCACATGAGGCCTACACCTTCTGGACGGGCGAGCGTTTCAACAAAGGTAAGCCTGCGGCGCAGCACACTAAGGTCGACGTTACCCATGGCGCGCTCCAGCAAGGTCGGTTCTGTGAGGACCGGTTGTGGCGCCAGATCGTCACCATCCTCGACGCGGAGCAGGGCGGTTGCGACCTGTTTGACATTGAGGAGCTGCGCCGGGAGTACAGCCCCGAAGCGTTCGCCAACCTGCTGATGTGCGAGTTCGTCGACGATGGCGCGAGCATCTTCCCTCTGACGGTGCTTCAACCGTGCATGGTCGACAGCTGGGTCGAGTGGGCCGAGGATTACAAGCCGTTTGCAATGCGGCCTTTTGGCGACCGACAGGTGTGGGTGGGATATGACCCGGCGGAAACCGGCGATTGTTCGGGCATGGTTGTGGTCGCGCCGCCGCTGGTACCGGGGGGTAAGTTTCGGGTGCTGGAGCGGCATCAGTTTCGTGGCATGGACTTCGCAGCGCAGGCCAGCTTCATCAAAGCTGTATGCGATCGCTACTGGGTGACGTACATCGGGATCGATGTCACAGGCCTGGGCAGCGGCGTGGCGCAGCTGGTGCGCCAATTCTTCCCCAACGTCACCACCTTCAGCTACTCGCCTGAGGTCAAGACGCGACTGGTACTGAAGGCCTACGACGTGATCCATAAGGGCCGTCTGGAGTTCGATGCCGGTTGGACCGACATGGCGCAGTCGCTGATGGCGATCCGCAAGACCATCACCGCAGGCGGTCGCCAATTCACCTATACCGCCGGCCGCAACGACAACACCGGCCACGCCGACCTGGCATGGGCGCTCTTTCACGCATTGCACAACGAACCGCTGGAGGGGCAGACCTCTGCCAATACCGGGCGGATGGAGATTTTCTAATGTCGAACCACCGCAGAAACAACAAGCAGCTGGCCCAGGCACCCGCCGCCGCAACGCAGGAATTTATCCCGCGCAGTGATAGCAAGATGGAGGCGTTCAGTTTTGGCGATCCATCCCCGGTGCTGAGCGGTCGGGAGGTGTTCGATTATCTGGAGTGCTGGTTTAACGGGCGTTGGTATGAGCCGCCGCTGTCTCTGGACGGCTTGGCGCGCTCGGTGGGTTCCAGCGTGCATCTGCATTCGGGGCTGATGTTCAAGCGCAACTTATTGAGCAAGACCTTTATCCCGCATCGGCTGTTGTCGAGAGCTGCCTTCGAACAGTTTGCCCTGGACTTTCTGTGCCTGGGCAACGGCTATCTGGAAGGGCGGCGCTCGATGCTCGGCCCGGTACGTGAGCTGGTGCCTCCGTTGGCGAAATACATGCGCTCCGGCAAGGACGGTCGGCAGTTTATGGTCCAGGGCTGGAAGGAAGAACACGAATTTGAACCTGGTACGGTTTTCCACCTGCGAGAGGCGGACTTGCACCAAGAGGTGTATGGCCTGCCCGAGTGGATCAGTGCCTTGCAGTCGGCGTTGTTGAATGAATCGGCCACTCTGTTTCGCCGCAAGTATTACGAAAACGGCAGTCATGCCGGCTTCATTCTTTACATGACCGACGCGGCGCAGAACGAAGCGGATGTCGACTCCCTGCGCAAAGCGCTCAAGGATTCCAAGGGGCCGGGCAACTTCCGGAATCTGTTCGTGTACTCGCCGAACGGGAAAAAAGACGGGCTGCAGATCATCCCAGTCAGTGAAGTGACGGCCAAGGACGAGTTCAACTCGATCAAAAACCAGACCCGCGACGACGTGCTGGCCAGCTTGCGTATTCCTCCGCAGCTGATGGGCATTGTTCCGCAAAACGCGGGTGGTTTTGGGTCGATCAGGGAAGCGGCGCAAATCTATGCGGCCAACGAGCTGGAGCCGATTCAAGCGCGAATGGCGCAGGTGAATGACTGGCTTGGGGAGGAGGTCGTGCGTTTCAAACCCTATGAAATTCCCGTGGGGGCCTAAAACCCCCTGCGCAGTAAACGAGGCGACGAACCGGTGCGTCAACACCGGTTCGACGCTGAAACACTCGAACGTGCCGAGTGCTCCAACCAAGGCCTCGCCCCACTGCGCAGGGGGTGCGAAGCCTAAGCGAATCCAATTGTCGAAACAAGGATCACTTAATGAGCACACCAATTATCCCGTGGATGGGCGGCAAGCGTCGCCTGGCAGATCGCCTTATCCCGCTGTTTCCACCTCACGAGTGTTACGTCGAGGTCTTTGCCGGCGGCGCCGCGCTTTACTTCATGCGGCCCCAGGCTGCGCCGGTTGAAGTCCTCAATGACATCAACGGTGATCTTGTGACGCTGTACCGCGTGGTGCAGAACCACCTGGAAGAGTTTGTGCGCCAGTTCAAGTGGGCGCTCAGCTCCCGCCAGGTGTTCGAATGGCAGAAGATGACCAGGCCGGAAACACTCACCGACATCCAGCGGGCTGCGAGGTTTTTCTACCTGCAGCACCATGCATTCGCCGGAAAGGTCAGCGGGCAGACCTTCGGTACCGCCACCACTGGACCAGCTATCAACCTGTTGCGGATCGAGGAGAACCTGTCTGCAGCCTGGCAACGGCTGTCTGGCACCTATGTCGAGAACCTGGGCTGGCTTGAATGCGCCGAACGCTACGACCGGCCGCACACCTTCCATTACATGGACCCGCCTTACTGGCAAACCGCTGGATATGGCGTTGACTTTCCTTTTGAAAACTACGAGCGGATGGCCGACTTCATGCGCCGCTGCAAGGGGAAAGTAATGGTCAGCATCAACGACCACCCGGATATCCGTCGTGTGTTTGACGGGTTTCACTTCGAAATGGTGGATATTCGATACAGCACGGCGAATCAGCGGCAGGGGAAACCGGAGGTGAGCGGGGAGCTGGTCATCATGAATTGGGCACCCGATGCACTGGGTGGTCTGTTCTAAGGAACCGGATCGATCAAACTGGCTTCCTTGTTTCTTACGTTGCCCACGGCGGTGCTGACCTTGAACCATTCAAAGGTCTCGGCCGGCTCGCCCTGGTGCAATACCATCTGCTCGGCACGCTCCTTCGGCGTAGCTGGGTTCAGCCATTCGCGGGCAAGGTCCGGTGTGAGTACCACGGGCCTTCTGTCATGGATGTCCACCATGCCACCAGCGCTATCAGCGGTGATGATCACAAAGCCGTCATGCTCTCCTGGGCCTTCATCTGCGTCTGGTAGTTGACCAATAGCTGCGCACAAGATCGGCGCGCCGTCCCGCCTGCGGATCAGATAAGGCTGTTTCTTCGGTCCGCCTTCATCCACCCACTCGAACCAGTTGTCGATGGGAGTGATCGCACGGTGTGACCAGATCGCTCTGAAGAACGGGCCGTGGGCTACCTTTTCGACGCGAGCGTTGATGGGCGCGGCGCGGTCTTTCGCCCAATGCGGGCGCCACCCCCACCGCACGGAATCGGCGTGCAGCAACTCACCCTGCTGGTGCAGTAACGCCACGTGAGTCGTTGGGGCGACGTTGTACCGCTCGATCGGCTGATCACCCACCGAGTTTGCCAGTGCATTGGGCATGCTCAGCGCCGCGACAAATTCGTGGATTCCCCGGTACTGCGACAGTCTTCCGCACATGGCAAACCCTCTTTCAGTTTGACGTTAGACAATCGTGGTCGGCAGAGGTCGCATTTCATTGACGATGCGCCGCAGCTCATCCGCCTCCCGCCTGCTCACATTGGACAATGTGGTCAGGTGTGCGATTTGCTTACGCATTGATGCGGCTTCGGCTCCACGTTCCCGGAGATACCCCGCAAACTCCGTATTCTTCGTCTGGGCTTCCAGCAGCATTTGACTGATGCCGTAAACGTCCGCACGGGCTTTGCGTAATTGCAGGTTGAGTTCCTGGATCTCGTTCTCCAGCAGGTGGCAATGCTGTCGGTACATCTGCAAGGGTGTGGGGAGGCCAAGCCATCCGAGGGTGTCTTCATCATTGTCCATAGTTACGAATCCGTTACTGTATGCACATACAGTAAATGACGTTTGGTCATGATGCGATTTGAGGCGACGAGCTGCAAGGCAGAGGAGGGGGTTGAATCGGAAAAGCCAGCGGGAATAGATGAAAGTTTGCCCTTCATCAGCATGAAAAAACCCATCCCAACATAGCATTAGCAGGGTGTCACGGCAAGCGTAAGGGGCTGCGCGGGCCAATAAACACGGGCCTTTTAGCGCGTCGCTGAGTGCCAATCGAAGCCAGGGCCGTACCACGCTCGCAGTCCCCTGATTGGGGAGTTGACGTGCCACATTTCGGGGGGGAAGTGACGTGCTACAGGCTTCGGGTAGGATCGTCTGCACCTGGCGCGCGCCGTCGTCCCCCCACCTCGCCTGCGGGCTAAATGGGTCGTTTTTTCTGCACACCTGCGGAACACTCTCGGCGGCTCAGGCTGGGCGCTTGCTTGGCGTTTTGGAGGGGCAGAAACCTGCGGAACCCTGCGAGGGTGGTTGTTTTACGCAACGCTTATAAGCACGCACGAACGGCTGAAATCAGTAGGTGCCTCGGGAAAAAGGTTAGTTTTTTTTTGAAGGGGTGCTTCGGGCTTGGAAGGCCCGTGTTTGTTGGGCTTGAGACCTAACTTTGATGGGTTAGGTTGGGTTAGGTTAAAGGTTAGTAATTCGTAACTGACTGTTTTTAAAGGAATTAATATATTGAATATTTAATACTAATAAAGGTTAGGAAATAACCAGACCTAACCCAAAAGCTAACCTTGCCAACCCTTCGGAAAGCCATAGCAGACAAGGCTTTCAAGGCGATCTGAAAAAAACTAACCCTCCTAACCTCTTTCCCGTGGGTCAACATGAAAATACGAGAGGTGCCTAGGGAGGTCTGCTTTTGAAGCTGTGTGCGGTATTGCGCAGTACTCACGACCTTTAGGCTTACGCGCCCGCTCTCTCATTGACACAGCTTAAGAAACTAACGCTTCCATGGGCGGGTGGCGTGTATGGTGCCTTTGATCTCTTCGGGCGAGATGTCCTGTTCCGAGAACCAGCAACGTGTCAAATTCCGCGATTACAAGATGACACTTCGATAGCTATGGGGTGTTAGGAAACGTTAAGGGTTGTAGTGTCCATTAAGATATCTTTTAATTAACGACGAGATTTTGAAAAAATAATGAATGATCGTCAGTGATCCAGCAACAACGGCAATTGATGCTGCTATTCCATAAAGCTTGTTTATATGTTCATGTTCGGACGCGATTCCCAAGTATTTTGCTAGCGGCTGCATCAGTTCAGGCGATAATGTGGCTGACGCAATTAATCCAAAGATGATTGTTATTCGGCGCGTGTAGGACTCAGACGTGATTTTTTCATCTAGCTCAAGCCTCTTGCGAGTATTTGCCATTTTTTTATGCATTAAGTTGTAAATTGTTGTTAGATGGTCGCCCTTTAGGACATTCTCTATGTAGTGGGCTATTTCGCCATATTTATGCGCGGATAATAATGTTTCTTCAAAATTTAATATATCGAGCTCGATTCTGGCCACATCATTAGATGTTCCGCACTTTTCGAGTTCAAGAGATGCATAGGAATAGTATGTTAAGATATAGTGAGAAGCTTCATTGAGCGCTTGTATGTCAGCAATCAAGTTATCAAAGGTGTAATCTGTTCGTTTCTCAAGAAGATAGTTTAGATTTGAGGATGCAAGCATTAACGAAACCTGTTCGGTATAGAAGCTATTGTAATCGTCAGAGTTTCTCATGTCTTGCAGTTGTAGATCGTTGCTGGTGAAGTCCTTTCCTATTACATTTCGTATGAGTATGCTGTTAACTAGCTGTCGATGTGCGTTCCAGTTCTCCAAAGATCCTGACTTCTGATCAGTGTGCGATTTAATATAAATAATAGGTTTGCCTCTCCAGTGTTGCCCAATGGAGTCGTCCTTATACTGGTTAGCGTACCACCGAACCCTCGTTTGTACGCGACCTAGGGCTATCGTTCGGGCCACAACCGACAGCAGGTTTCGTGCAACGTCGGTAAGAGTAAATTGATCGGTGTGAATAAGCTCATATACGGTTAATGGTTCGTCTATAAAGTCCACTGTATGGGGGTCGCTGAGTACGTTGCGCATAATACTTTCAAATGCCTTTCTTTGCTTCAAGCGCTCCTTTCTTGTCATCTGGGAAAGCTGTGATTCTGCACAAGCTAGATATAGTTCTCTCTCACACAACATCGAAGTGATGTTTTGGCGAGATTTGTTAACTTCGTCGTAAATGACGCCTTCAATAGGGGCGTCTTCGAATCCTAATACACTAGGTAAGGCGATGCTGATGATTCCACCCTCATAAATTCGTATGTAGGGGGCGATATACTCGTAAGTGTCGTCAGACTCATATTGTATTGCGATGGGCCGCATGAATATCCGGGCGCTTTCGGTGGGGAAGCCGTAAGCAGCATTAAACAAGCGTTTTTCAGAAAGTAGATGCTCCAAAACCCTCAGAAAAGCATAAATATTACAGTTTCCTGGATTTGCTTTTAAAAAATCAGCATGGCCGTTAACTGTAATCCCTTGGTCTGCTATTTGCGCTTCGATATTTAGCTGCTTGGATTTAAGTCTTCCATCGTCCGTGTAGCATAATTTTCCACGATTGGTCAGTGCGAAGATAAAAGCATCGGATTCCGCGAGGATTTCGCAGGTCTCCTCTAGATTTACGTGGCCTGTTATTTTTGAAGAATAAAGAAACGTAGAAGACCCAGAATAGACATTAACGTTTTTTGTTTCGTTATCTATCGGTCGTGAATGGAGTGATTCCACTTTCTTAGTCATCCTTCGATAATTTTTATGGCCGAAGAGGCGGTCAAAACGTCGCCTAATGTCTACTTTTACCGGTCACTTAGAGTCTTTGCTTCTCAACCTCGCCAGGCTTTGTTTGATGTGGCCAGCATTTTCTCCAATCGTGGCGAGTGCCCCTCGAACATTCCCACCCACTGTCAGAGCGTTTTGCTGCTCAGTCCAAATGCATAGCTCCATCAAGGCAGCCTCTAAGGCAAGCTGATTTTCATAAATTCTTTCGAGAGCATCAGATAGGGTGTATTCGCTTTCCATGTTCGCTCCCTCGTTCGAAAGAGATGAAGCATAGCAGCGACTGTCGCCATGGCTGCTGAGGAGTTCGCCTTTCTTGAGCCAACGTCTGATCTCGTTATCTGAAAAAAAGGTGCTTCGGGGATGAGAGCGGTACAAAAGTGGTACGGACGACTAAGGGGGGCGCTGTAGGCCTTTGATAATGCGGTCTACAGGCCTAGGTGTTCCAATCCATCATCGGAACGACTCACAAAGTATGGAGTGATCTCGGGAACTGGCTAAAATCCACTGAGAAAATTCCCACGCTTTTCTCAGCTTGCCCCTCAGACCACCCCTAGCTAACCTCCCCAAACCGCTGGAAACCCAGCGGCCGGATGTGGAAGTCCGTACCAAGCTAAGACGCAATCGTCACAAACACCTACCG